AGTTACTTGAACTGTGAGTAACTAACCCATAGTCTAACTAAAGATATTAAATAGTTATGAGTAATCCAGACCAAGAAGGATCAATGAGGAGAAAAATTAAAGAGAAGGAATTACTAAACAACCAGGGGGAGGGGGGGGTATGGTTCCGATTCGCCTTAAAGACTTACTAAATACCCTCTTTATCTGTAGCTAAATTAAAAAGGAGTCTATTCCCAATAAAATCATTAACTTAAATAGAATAGCTAAAGTAGAACTTGAGAGAGTTTAGCAAATGCTACACTTTCTTTAGTAATATTAGAAAGGAGGATAGTTTAGTAAGAAAGAGGTATTAATGAATACAGAAAGAGGAGGAAAGAAGTGAAAATATTAAAGATTTTACCATTTTTAGTAGTAGTCTTAGCTCTGTTATTCCTAGTGAATGTAGCTAGAGCTGAGAGAATAGTGAGTGATCCCTGGATTACTGGTACAGATAATCTTCCTGAGACTTGTGAAATGGCTAAGAATGGAGGAAGTTTTATTAGTTTTCCCGTAGAGACTGTAGCTGAAGGGGTTAGGTGCTCAATTCCGGTTACAGGAGACGATTACAAGACAGTTCAATACGCTATTAAGGCGTGTAAGGGGGTGTTGTGCAGTAGCACAGTCCCTTTCGTCCCTGGCAATCTTATTCCAAGAGAGCCTTTAGGCTTAAAATTATTAAAGAATTAGGAGGCTTCTATGAAACTGACTAAAATAATCCTGCTATTTCTTATACTTACAACTCTGATAATCACTAATTTAGACGAAATTTATGTAGTTGACGGCCAAATAATCTACAACGAGATCTGTACTGAGAAGCCAGTTAAGTATAAAGCCTCTGGAGCAATAGTTGTAGACGGTCTAACTCATAACTTCAGCTACAAAACTAGGATCTATCAGGGTACTTGTGAGCAGTTTTATTTCGAGAAGAGAGAGGGGGGGGATTAACCCCTCTCTAACTTAGAAGCTAATATTCAAAAATTAGTCAGGAGTGAAATTTAAACTTGAGCGTAAAACTTTCTTGAGTAGTAGTTTAGCAAATGCTACACTTTCTTTATATATTTCTTTCTTTCTTTCTCTTTAAACTAGCTAGTTTAATATATATAATTAATTAATATATATTTAATTAACTAACTAGCTAGTTAGTTAGTTATTATTTTATTCATTTCATTCATAAAATAATAACATGAAAACCCTAACTAAAAACTTAGCTAAAACCCTAGTTAAAACCCCTACTTAAACAGTGGCAAGCCTTTAAGATTTTACTAACTGGCTTGCTGAATTTCTGTACTCTTATCCCCCCAAAGGTACGCCCGTACCCCCCTTCTCTCAACGAGCAAACATTTTTGGGAGATATATTTGACATGAGAACTAACCCAAACAACAAAACTCCTCAAGAGACTAGTTTTGAGTCTATCGGAGAAGATATTTTTAAACGCTGGATAGTTAATCCTGCTCTGTTCATCCAGGAAATAATTATTACTCCCTACAACGAAGCAACTGGAATGAACATAGTCATGTCTAACCAGCAAAGAAAAGCTATCGAAGCGGTATCGGAGTTAGTTCAAGCTAGATTGAAGAAGTTTGGAAAACTAGAATTAACCGAAAAGGAGGTGGAGCTTAATAATAAATTCGGAGTTTCAGTTATGGCAGGGAAAGGACTAGGAAAGGACGCTTTAGCTTCCTGGTTGATTATCTGGTTCTTAAGCTGTTTTCCTAACTGCAAAATTCCTTGTGTCTCAGTTTCTCAAGATCAGCTTATGAAAGTTCTCTGGAGTGAGATAGCAAAATGGTTGGCTTACTCTCCGGCAAAAGCCTGGATAACTCTTCAGTCCGACAAAGTTTATTTCAGTGAAGTAGAGGACGACCTGAAAGGAAAACAGTGGTTCGCATTTCCTAAGACAGCTAGCCCTAAGAGCAGCGTAGAGGAACAAGTTGAAACTCTCTCAGGTATTCATGCTGACTACATGATGATTGTCATAGATGAAGCTAGCGGTATTCCAGAGCCAGTTTTTCATCCCCTTGAAGGTACTATGACCCAGCCTTGCAACTTTGCTTTCATGATTTTTAACCCTACTCGTTCTAAAGGATACGCTATAGACTCTCAGTATAAGAACTCTGAGTATTGGGTAACTCTTCGTTGGGATGCTGAGGAGAGTGAAATAGCTGACAGACAGGTTATAGAGAGGGTTAGAGCTAAATACGGAGAGAATTCTACTCCCTGGAGAGTCAGAATTAAAGGCTTACCCCCTCTGGTTGATGAAGATACTCTTTTCCCTATGGACTGGATCATGGATGCAGTAAACAGAGAAATAATTCCTCTTGATCCTGATCCTGTAGTAAAGGGAGTAGACTGTGGAGCTGGAGGAGACAACAGTGTAATCATAACGAGAAAGGGAGGGAAAGTTTATCCTATAGCTAGAATGAAAACTCCTGATTCTCAAGTTTTAATTAACTGGATTGAAATGAGCATTCTGGAAGATAACCCTGATATTGTTAGGATAGATAACATCGGTATTGGTTGGGGAGTTTACGGAGTTTTAGCTGATAAGTTTGGATCTAGAGTAGAATCGGCAGATTCCCGTAAACAAGCAGGGAATATAGATAAGTTCTACAACAAGAGAGCAGAAATGTATTGGACTCTGAGAGAAAAGTTTGAGAAAGGTTTGATCTCAATCCCTGATGATACAGACCTGATTGACGAGCTAAGTGCTATTAAAACTTCCTACGAAGGAGGAGGGAAGCTGAAGATAGCTGAAAAGGCAAAAATTAAACAGGAGATAGGGCATTCTCCTGATGAAGCAGATGCGTTAGCTATAACGTACTATTTCGATGATATTCCTCAAGTGAGAGGTAGAAGGGGAGTTTACTGTCATAAACAAGAGAGTATTCCTAAACCTCAAGGTTGGATGGGAGCTTAAAGGGAGTAAAACATGGCAATAAAAGACGTAGACAAATTTTTAGCCTTAGCTAGATCTAGGTTTCAAATAGTCTCTACCGCAGAGTCTCATATCAGACCTGCTTCTCTAGAGGATCTAAAATTCGTTTACAACGTAGAAGAAGGGCAATGGCCTAGTGAAATTAAGGCTGAGAGAGAAAGAGATCATAGACCTTGTTTAACTTCCAATAAGCTTAGGAAATTCGTAGCTCAGGTAGCTAACAGAGCCAGGGATGAACGTTTAGGTGGGAAAGTTAAACCCGTAGACGATAAAGCTGATCCTAAAGTAGCTGAAATTTATACAGGCTTAATTCGGTATATTGAATTCGCCAGTAAAGCTGATGAAGTTTATGCGGATGTAGGAGAGAAAGCAATAGCAGGAGGATTTGGCTATTTCAGGATCACTACCGAAGAACCTGATTATTCTTTTGATCAGGAAATTTTTATTAGAAAAATTGAAAATCAATTTTCAGTTTACCTAGACCCTAAGAGGGAATATGGTTTTATACGAGAAGGAATGCCTATAGATGAGTTTGAAGCTAAATATCCTGATAAAGCTCCTGTAAGCGTAAACTCTCAGGGAGAGGGAGATAACAACCTTTGGTATGACTCTGAAAAAGTTTATATAGCTGAGTATTTCTACAAGGAAGAAGTTCCGATAGAGCTAGCTAAATGCTTAAACACAACTACAGGAGAAATTAAAATACTGGAGCTTAACGATGAAATTTTAGAAGAAACTCTTGCGAGAGCTAATTACATGGTTATACAGAAGAAGAATAAGACTGTTAAGAAAGTTAAGTGGGCTAAGATAACAGGGTTTGATATTCTGGAAGAAGGGGTATGGCCTGGAAGTGAGATTCCTATTATCGAAGTTGTAGGCGATTACGTTAATATTGCTGGAAAGTCTTATAAGAGATCCCTTATCAGAGATGCAAAAGATCCTCAGAGGGCGTATAACTTTTGGTGGACTCATATGACAGAGACGGTAGCTCTAGCTCCTAAAGCCCCCTACCTGGTAACTCCCCAAGAGATTAAGGGCTTTGAGGATATGTGGAACTCAGCTAATCAGAAAAACCTTCCCTACTTGCTTTACAATGCTCAAGGACAAAGAAAGCCTACGAGAGAACCCCCTCCTACTGTGCCTACTGGAGCTGGACAAATGCTTCAAATCTCTGCTGGCGATCTCCAGGACACTATAGGGATGTTCGAATCAAGCTTTGGAGCTAGATCTAATGAGCGTACAGGCGCGGCTATTAAAGCTAGAGCTGACAGGAGCGATTTTGCGGTATTTCATTTCTTCGACAATCTTAAGAGAGCTATTCTTGAGACTATGAGACAGCTAATTGAACTGATACCGAAAATCTATGATACCGAGCGAAGAATAAGAATTTTAGGTGAAGAGGACGATGAGCTTCTGGTAGACATCAATAAACAAGAGATTAATCCTTCTACAGGAGAGTCAATTATTTTAAATGATCTCTCTATCGGAAGATACGATGTTGTTCCAGGAACAAGACTCTTTTCGACAAGAAGAGAAGAATCGGCTCAATCAATGGCAGAAGTAATACAAGCTGCTCCTAATATAGCTCCTCTCATCCTTGATCTTCTCTTCGAAAGCCAGGATTGGCCTAAAGCTGATGAAGTTAAGCGTAGATTAGAGAAACACATGAATGTACTCTTAGGAGGAAAAGGCGAACAACCCCCTCCTGGAGAAAACGAGCAAATTTGATCCCTATATTATAGGGAGTAATAAAAACTAGGAGATATTTTCTATGTCTGAGGAACAAGCTTT